GTCACACGGTTTGGCGCTGTGCCCTCTTCAATCACCATGGCGCCGCTGATGATTGACCACGGAGTGATGGGGAGACCACCAGACTCCAGGCTCCAGTCCACCTGCGGCCCACGACCGTGGACGGCCACGAGGATGTCATCACCACGTAGCTCGTCGTACTGCTCGGTTTCAGAGAAGCCAAGCGTCATCGCAACGGGCAGTGGGTAACTGACGTCGGCCAGCTGCGTACCTTGCGCATCCAGATACGGCGTCAATACGATCTGACGAATACCATACGGTAGTGCGTCAGGAACAGCAAGACCTGTCATGTTTTTGATCCTCTCTTGACTGGGTCCTTGTAATAGTTGGTTCTAACTAGGTCACCGGTCACTGGATCGTACAGGTGAAACACGCTGACGTCCTTGCCTTGGGTGCATCTCCAATGCCTGCATTTGATTTCGATCAGGCCATCTTTCAGTATTGCGTGAAGCGTGCCGGGGCAACGCAATTCGATTGCGTCTGGTTGCATTGCCGGCTGCGACACTAGCTCGTCACCTGCCTGAGGTTGCCGTCCTTGTCGTAATCGACTTCCAGGAAGCTGTGGCCGCCGCGTGGCTGGGTGTCGTCAATCAACAGGTAATCCAACTGCTCGTCGCTGAACTCAGCAACAGGGATCATCTTGTTGTTGGCGACACTCCAAACATGGGTAGCGTCAGCCTTTTTGGTCTGTACGCCCAACGCTCGCCACTGGGGCGGCCTGATGATTCGATGCGATGCGTCGCCAACGTACTTGACGAATGGACCTTGCGGCAACGCCTTCGGTGCGCGCCTGCGAACATCACCAGGCGGCTTGACCGGCATATTCGTGCCCGGTTCAACTTCGGTGGCGGGCTTTGCTTCAGCCATTGTAGCAACCTTTCCTTATGTTGGTGTTAGATGGCTTATGACGCGGTAACTGGTTGAGCGGCAAAATGTTTGGTAGCCATCATCCTTGAGATCACGCGAACGTCCTTCTGCGTCAATCTGCGTAACCGTATAGCCATCAGCGCCGGCAGTGTCTTCTATGCTGCCAAGGACACTATCGAGAATATCAACCACGTTGTCCAAATGGTTGTAGTCCGTTGAGAAGTCACGGTACATGTGGGTCCAGATGGCAAGGTGGTGCGGACCGCGGCCTAGTCGTACATCAATGTCATGAGCTTCCCATCGCAACACCATGAACATCTTATCGCTTGGCCGCTGATTGCCGTCGTAGTTAGCGAGCACGTTGCTACTGTCGAAACCTAGTGCCTGCAAACGAGGTTCGGCAAGGATTGCATCCATAACAGCTGCGCGGCTCATGGCGTTCTCCGCGTCGTGTTCGTAGTCTGCGTTCTGGCCGTCCTAGCGGTCTGCTTAGTGTTGCGTTTCCCAGCCCTAGCTTCGCGCCCTGCGTATTGCGTGGCTCCCTGTGACGTACCCTTCGGAACCACACCCGGCATATCGACGTCAACCTTAAGCTCAGGCGGCACATCGAATTTGCTGAACATGTCCTGAAGGGCTTTCATCAATTCCTGCGCAGTCGCAACGAGTACAGGCATGATGATTTGGAACTTGCCTAGATTGGCTACCTCCAGCCAAATGCCGTAGTCAACACCGTGAGCCATCGTAATCTTGTGTTGTGAGAAGCCAGTTGCACCACCGGTCATGGTTGCAGCACCCGAATGTTCAGCTACCGCAACCAATCCCGTGCGAGCGTTGCCCGTACGATCCGTCCATGGGGCTTTACGCTTCATCACATCCATACCACGGCCAGCAGCGAAGTCGGTTGTGAGAGTGAGCGTTTTGTTGATCTTAGGCGTCAACTCAGCTACATTCGCCTGTAGCTGAATCGTATCAAGCCTCATCTCAACTTGCGCCACTGATCAACCTTAGTCCTTCAGTGCCTTGTTGAGCCGCTTGATTAGCTCTGCCTTGTTGCCGTCCGTAGGCAAATTGCGTTCACGAAGCTCCACCTTCAATTCCTCAACGGTGAGGTCTTCAGGAGCAACTTCTTCAACTTCTTCTTCGGCCACTTCCGTTGTGCCGCTTGGGGTTACCTCAGGCACCCACCCAGGCGCAAAAGTAGGCTGCGCAGGTGGCTCCGGTACTTCCAGACCAGGTATCTCAACCTTCACAGGCAGCCCTTCGGCATGTACCTTGGCCTGACCAAACTTTCGCTCATTCTCCTCAATGTGGTAGTCAAGCGATCGTTCGTGGAGCCACCGCTTATCCTCATCCGACAGCGGCTTGTCAAAGTCGATTTCACGACTCATGTTGACTCCTAGCGGGTTTGCGTTGAGTCAGCCGTGTACGAAGCCGGTGGCGCGTAGCTCGCGTTGGCTGTGATCTGCAGGATAGCAGCACCAGTCCGTCGCCGGATACCAGTGCCGAAACCGTGGATGTAGTAGCCGTCAACGAGCGGGTAACGCTGCTGGTTACCCGGCAGCAACCTCAAACCCCGCCACTCCGGTGACGGATGTTCGCGGATACCAACGATGTTCTCGTCAACGTTGGCGCCGCCAGTTGAAAGGAACATGCAGTAACCAGGATTCATCAATGGCTCTTCAATGACGATGACGTCCATGTAAGAACCGCTGACCCGCAAGCCGTTCCACACGGCAGGAGCCTGGCCACCCAACAGACCTTCGGCGTTCGGCACGAGCAACGCGGGCTGGCCAAGAGCCGGCACGAAGTCGTAGTTGGCCGTCTTGCCGTTGGCGTTGGCCTGCCCAAATCGCCACTTACGCATCTGGTTTACCTCAGAGCGGTTGGCGAAGCAGACGATTTGCGTACCAGTGTCCCACCCATAACCGTGTTCGGTAAGGGTACCAACAGTGGTTTCAAAGTCGTCTGAATCAATGCCTGCCGCACCAGAAGTGAGGTAGTGGTTGTGAGTACCGTCGAACGTGACACCCTTATAGGGCGGTGGCACCCAACCATCTGCGTTGGCGAGCGGGTAAACGTTGTACGTCATGGCGTTGATGATGGTGGTACGGCTACGCTGATCGAACAGCGCTTCCATCACCTTGCGGAACACCAAGGCCTGGTCTGCCTGAATTGCCTTGGTATGAATGGCTTCTACTTGCTGAGCCGGTGCATCCCGCAAGAACTTCCAGGTGTAGCCAACTCCAAGGTCCCAGTCCTTGTAGGAGTAAGCCAGCTGGTAGTAGCTGATGTTGGTGTTCGCCTTGCGCGGGATGCCGAATTCAGTCGCCTCTTCAAAGTTGAAGTCGCCGATCTGTGGCACCAGTTCGATGTCGGAAACCACTGGGTAAGTGAGCAATCCGACCATGCCCTGTTTGTGCTCGTTGTAGATCGTGTTGGCGTCAATGAACTCACCCCAAAGTTGGTTGAGGTCAACGCCATCGATGGTATGAGTGAGGATATCACCCTCAGTCATGTAGCCGGAACGGTTACCGGCACCGCCCCAAATGCGGAACTTCTCTGCCATGGTCATCCTTTCAATTTGCGCGAAGCTCATTGGCTTTGAGGCGATTAGGTTGTGTTGACGTTCACTTGAAGACGGTCGGGTTCAACCGTAGTCCCAACGTATACACCACCAGCGGCAGTCGTTGAGACGATGCCGGTGGCTGGATCGGCGTAATACTTAGTTCCTGCCACGCCGAAGTCAGTACCCGGAACCAAGCCGGCACTAGAAGGGCCGAAGTCGGTAACGCAGCCCTGCTGCATGACATCCACAGATGAAATCTGCTTCTGCGGGCCGACAACGCCTGGCTTGGACGTTACGACGAGTACGCCGACAACCCCAGAGTTACCGCCACCTTTGACCACTTTGCCCGTGGTGTCGAGGCCAACGCCAAAAATTTTGCCCAGGTCAGCATCCAAATAATCGGCTGCGACGTGGGCACGGAAACCGTTAGCGATTGGGTCAAACTTATCGTAACGAGCCATCTTTGCTGTTTTCCTTTCTGGGATTACCGCTGACTAGCGAGAGCGCCTGGACCAAAACCGGGCAACTTGTACTTGGCGCCTAGCTTTTGACGATCCGTTTCGCGCTGACGTGTTGATCCGCCAACGGGATGACTGCCTGACGGTGGAGTCCCTGGAGGCGCGGAAGGTGGTGCGCCGCCTTCAGATTCGTGCGGCACCAACAGGTACTTCTTTTCACTGGCGATGCGCTTCAACTCCAGGTCCAGGCCTTCGATCTCACCCGTGTCCATGTCGAGCCGAATGTTGTCCTTGTTCAGGAAGCTGCGAACCGCTTCCACGTCGTGCCAGTCGTACTTCTTGTTCTTCATGATGGCCGTGTCGATGTACGAAGTCTCAACGAACTCAAGCAATTTCTCGTACTTGGCCTTGTAGTCATCGCGCTCGGTTGCGGTGCGCTCTGCTTCCTCTTGTCCCTCTTGGTTTTTGGTCAGCAGGCTCTGTTCCGCTTTATCAGCGCGCTTCTTCTCTGCAATGCGTTGCTTCTTCTCGGAGTCGAGTTTGTCTTCAAGCTCTTTGAGACGCTTCGCACCATCATCGTCGCCATCCCCTGAATTACCATCTCCTTCAGGAGGTTTGCCAGTATCACCAGATTCTCCCTGGTTTTGGCCGCCTTGGTTTTCTCCGTCACGTTCGCCTTCACCACCCCAGATCACGAAGTATTCGGCCTCAACTGGGCTCTGGGACATCTTGGTCTCCTTACGGATTAGACAGATCAAGTGGAGCGTACCTCGCAGCGGGATAGCTTCGCTGAAGTTATGCGGCGGGCATACCGTACTTCTTTTCAAAGTAGTCATCGAACTGGCCGGACTCAAGTGCATCTGTAAAGTCACCCCATGCCATCTCTTTGCGTGTCAGGTAACACATACATTGTGGATGCGGCTTCGACGGCACAGCGTCTTTCGGGAAATACTTTTGCTCAGCGTATGTTTCACAGAGGTCACCTGGATCAGGCTTGTGTACCTTGCTAAGGTGCCATTCCATTTCCTCAACCCATGGATCCTCCTGAGCTTGGCCGATAGACATTGCATGGAAAGCGTTGTTAATCTCGCTACGACCCAGCCTCATGGCTGCATAGCTGACTCCCCCAGCTACGTTGGGGTTGATATCATTTCGCACCAGCTTGGCCAATTCCTTGGCGCTAGCACCACGTGCGAGAGCGCTGTTGATCTTCCGGTCAACCCGCCCAGCCTCCATGGAGCCGGTACGGTACACCTGC